GTCACTGACGGTGCCGCCCTGCAAGTTCAGGACGACAACGAGCAGTACACCACCCTGACCGTTTCGACCCAAAAGCATATCGGCGTGAACTTCACCAGCGCCGAGCTGACGATGCAGTTGGACGACTTCGCAGATCGCGTTCTCAAACCGCGTATCTCGCAGTTGGCCTCCAGCATTGACGCTGACGTTGCAAACGCATACAAGGCGATTGGCAACTCGGTTGGTACGCCCGGCACGACGCCAGGCACTTCGTTGGTTCTGTTGCAAGCTCAACAGAAGCTGAACGAAAACGCCGCTGTTATGTCGCCGCGTTATGCAACCGTTAACCCGGCTGCCAATGCTGGCTTGGTTGAAGGCATGAAGGGCTTGTTTAACCCGACGGACACCATTGCTCGCCAGTTCAAGAACGGCATGATGGGCACTGGCGTTCTTGGGTTTGACGAGATCAATATGTCTCAGTCGATCAAGCAGCACACCACCGGCAACTGGGGTACGTCGATCACGGTCACCAGCACCGTTTCGACGCAAGGCCAATCGACGCTTGGTATCAGCTTCACCGGCTCCAGCAAGACTTGGAACGTCGGCGATGTGTTTACCATTGCTAACGTGTATGCGGTTAACCCGCAGACCCGTGAATCGACTGGTTCGCTCCAGCAGTTCGTTGTGACCGCTGCCGCTTCGGGTTCGTCGAGCGCTACGCTAAGCATTTTCCCGGCGCTTTACACGTCGGACAATGCCTTGGCAACGGTTGATTCGTTCCCGCAGGCTTCGGCTGTTGTGACGATGCTTGGCTCGGCATCGACTCAGTACCCGCAAAACCTGATCTACCACAAAGACGCGATCACGTTTGCAACGGCTGACTTGATCCTGCCGCAGGGAGTTGACATGGCTTCGCGTGCAGTACACAACGGTATTTCGTTGCGTGTCGTTCGTCAGTACGATATCAACAATGACCGTCTGCCTTGCCGTATTGACGTTCTGTATGGCTTCTCAACGATCCGTCCGCAGATGGCTTGCCGCCTCTGGGGTTGAACTCTTTTTAAGGAAATATCATGGCTCTCCCTAATGGCGCTGGTGGTTACCAGCTTGGCGACGGTAATCTGAACGAAGTTGTTCTGGGTTACCAAGCCGCTCCTCAGTCTGTGACTGGTACTGCAACCCTGACCGCCGCACAGCTCGCCTCTGGCGTTCTGTTGGTTGGTTCGGGCGCTACTACTGCCCAGACGTACACGCTGCCCACCGGCGCGTCGCTAGACGCTCTTGTGACCAGCGCTAAGATCAACAGCACGTTTGAACTAACGCTGGTGAACTTGGGTACGTCCTCGGGTACGGCAGCGCTTGCTGCAAGCACCGGCATCACTGATGGCGGGAACGGACTGGTTGCGGTTGCTGTTACCTCCAGCGGTCGCTTCTTGTTCCGCCGCACCGGCGATTCAACTTGGGTCGTTTACCGCGTCTGAGTCTAAGGGGGAGGGCCACAAGCTCTCCCCTTTTCTAAAGGATTAAAAATGGGTAATTCGAAATCTATTGGCGTTGCCTATAGCGATCAAGACATTGATGGCGGCACGATTGGCGCTACCAATCCATCGACGATTGTTGGCACGACCATTTACGCAACCCAAGAAATTGGTTATAGCGCAGCAGCCCAAGGTACTGTGACGCAAGCAACGGACAAGTCAACAGCGGTAACGCTAAACAAGTCTGCTGGTCGCATCACAATGAACAACGCGGCTTTGGCTGGATCTACTGCGGTTTCGTTTACGTTGAACAACAGTTTGATTTCCACCAATGACGTAATTACTGTGTGTATTTCTAGTGTTACCACTGGTAGTACCGCTGGGGCGTACACCTCTTACGTTTCTAATATGTCTGCTGGTTCTGCTTCAATTACGTTGCGTAATTTGAGCGCGACTTCATACTCTGAAGCAATTATCATTAACTTCTGCATCATCCACGGCGCAAGCTAACAGGCGGGGCTTCGGCCCCTCCTCTTGAGGTTTTACGATGGCAACATATTCCGCTGGCGATCAGATCAACCGCGCCCTGCGTCTGTTGGGTGTTCTGGCAGAAGGTGAAACGCCCTCGGCATCAGTGTCGCAAGATTCGCTGATGGCTCTCAATCAAATGATTGACAGTTGGAACACAGAAAAACTGTCAATTTATAACACTCAAGATCAAACGTATCTTTGGACACCAGGCTTAATTACTCAGACGCTTGGGCCGTCCGGTGACTTTGTGGGCAACCGCCCAATCCTGCTGGATGATTCGACGTACTTCCGTGACCCGACAACCAACGTCAGTTACGGCATCAAATTCATTAACCAGCAGCAGTACGACGGGATTGCGGTCAAGACCGTGACCTCCACTTATCCACAGGTCATGTGGATAAACATGGAGTATCCCAACATTACGATGACGATCTACCCCAAGCCTACGCGGATTTTGGAGTGGCACTTTATTTCTGCTGATGAATTGGTTCAGCCAGCAACGCTGGCAACCACGATGGCTTTCCCTCCTGGCTATCTGCGAGCGTTCACTTACAACTTGGCTATGGAGATCGCGCCCGAGTTTGGCGTGGAACCATCGCCGCAGGTGCAACGTATTGCCATGACCAGCAAACGCAACCTTAAGCGCATCAACAATCCTGACGATTTGATGTCGATGCCGTACTCGCTGGTTGCAACGCGCCAGCGGTTTAACGTTTACGCCGGTAATTACTGATGTTTATCGCGCTTGACTACGATAAGACCTACACTGCTGATCCAATCTTGTGGGATGGTTTTATTAAGTCTGCTAAAGATCGTGGTCATGAAGTAAAAATTGTCAGTATGCGCTACCCAAGCGAGCCAATAAAATCGGCACCAGTAGAAGTTTTGTATACTAGCCGAAAAGCAAAAGCGTCTTGTGTTCAAGCAGATATTTGGATTGACGATAGCCCTCAATGGGTATATCAGGACTCTTTATGAAGACTCCTATACTTGGCTCGGCCTACGTTGCTCGGTCGGTCAACGCCGCTGACAACAGAATGGTAAATCTGTTCCCAGAAATTGTGCCGGAAGCGGGTAAGGAACCAGCGTTCCTAAACAGAGCCCCAGGACTCAAACTGTTAGCCACAATTGGCAGCGGGCCGATACGTGGAGTGTGGGCGTTTTCTCCGCAAGACGGAACCGCGTTTGTAGTGTCTGGCAATGAGTTGTACAAAATTAACAACTCCTACACCGCAACGCTTTTAGGGGCTATATCTGGCACAGGCCCTGTCAGCATGGCTGACAATGGTACGCAATTGTTTATTGCGGCTAACGGTCCCGGCTACATATACAACAACACCACAAACGCTTTTGGGCCAATCACAGACCCAGATTTTCCCGGCGCTGCCACAGTCTGTTATCTAGATGGCTACTTTGTATTCAATGAGCCTAACAACAGCCAAAATATGTGGGTTACCGCGCTGTTGGATGGCACATCTATTGACCCATTAGAATATAAACCCACTGACGCCTCACCTGACGGTTTGGTTGCTGTCATATCAAATTTTCGAGAAGTCTGGGCGTTTGGCACCAACTCCATTGAAGTATGGTATGACAGCGCTGCCACCGATTTTCCTTTAGATCGCATTCAAGGCGCGTTTAATGAGTTAGGTTGCGCCGCAGCATTTTCCGTTGCCAAAATGGACAACGGTATATTTTGGCTAGGGCGCGACAGGCGCGGTCAGGGTATGGTTTATCGCGCTAACGGTTACACCGGCCAGCGTATCTCAACCCATGCGGTTGAATGGCAGATTCAGCAGTACGGCGACATTTCTGACGCAATCGCCTACACATATCAACAGGGCGGTCATTCTTTTTATGTACTGACATTTCCGTCAAACAATGCCACATGGGTCTATGACGCCGCTACGGAAGCGTGGCATGAACGGGCTGGTTGGGTAAACGGTGACTTTACGCGCCACCGCAGCAACTGTCAGATGGCGTTTAACAATCAGATTGTTGTTGGCGACTATGCTAACGGCAATCTGTACGCTTTTGATTTAGACGTTTACGCTGACAACGGCAGCATCCAAAGATGGATGCGTTCTTGGCGGGCGCTGCCCACCGGTCAAAACAACTTAAAGCGAACCGCTCACCATACCTTACAGCTTGACTGCGAAACCGGTGTTGGTTTGAATTCTGGTCAAGGTTCTGACCCGCAAATTATGTTGCGTTGGTCTGATGACGCAGGCCACACTTGGTCAAACGAACATTGGTCTCCGGTTGGCAAAATTGGCGTTTATCAGCAACGAGTGTTTTGGCGTCGTTTGGGGATGACGCTCAAGTTGCGGGATCGAGTGTATGAAATTTCTGGAACCGATCCGGTCAAGACTGTGATCATGGGCGCGGAATTGATTTTGAGCGGCACAAATGCCTAACGTGACCCCAATCACGCCGCCGCGAGTACCGCTAATTGATCCACGAACTGGGTTTATTGATCGCGCTTGGTATTTGTTTTTTTTGTCGTTAAATAACGCGGCAACTCAAGTTTACGACAACCCAGACTTGGGGCCTAGCCCAGAAGCGTTAATTTCATCTTACGATGCTGCTCTGCAAGAGTTATCGCAAACGGTAGACGTTCAACAATCTCCAACGTATTTGTTGTCTCAGATTGCTGAATTGCAAAAACAAATTGATGCATTGCAAATCCAGCCAATTATTGACGTTGGTGCCATCAACTCAACTCTTACTGCTTCGGCTAGCGCACCAGTAACTTACACCGCTAATTTTTCTGTAGCATCTACAGATTTATGGATTATCAACAACAAGTCTGGCTCCTCTTGCACCGCTACGCTGCCCGCCGCGTCTGGCTATTTAGGCCGAGTTTTGTATTTTCAAAACTACCAAGCGCAAACGTTGGTGTCAGCGTCCGGCGACGTAGTGGGGATTGGTGGTGGTGCTGCCGGCACTTCAATCCTGTTGGCAAGCGCTGGTGACCAATCCACCTTGGTTTCAAATGGCACAAACTGGGTAACGATGCAATATGTGCCTAACAATATTCTGCTTCTGGAGTAACTGATGGTTACCGTCAAAGTTTTAGTTCCCGCCAAGTACGCGGACGCATCGCAAACAACCCAGTACACTGCGACTGGCGTAACGACAATTATTGACAAGTTTACGGCCACCAACATTAGTGCGTCTGCTGCTACAATTTCCGTCAACTTGGTTACTGTGGCAGGATCTGCTGGCAGTAATAACCTGATCACCAAGACCAAGACCTTGCAAGCGTCTGAGGTTTACACGTTCCCAGAGTTGGTTGGGCAAGTCTTAGGTACTGGCGACTTTATCAGTACAATTGCTGGAACGGCTAGCGCGATCAACATCCGGGTTTCTGGGCGGGAGGTAACATAATGAGTTGGCTTGATAAACTTGCCCCAATTTTAGGGGGCGTCGGTGGGTTTTTGTTGGGTGGTCCAACTGGAGCGTTAGCTGGCGCGTCAATTGGTTCTGGCATCAGTGGCGCGTCTGCTGCTAAAAACGCCGCCAATATTCAAGCGCAAGCAACTCAGGCAGCGCAAGATGCTCAAGAAAGGATGTTCAATAAACAAATTGAACTCCAAGAACCTTTTAGACAGGCTGGGATTGGGGCGCTTAATAAACTGATTCCGCTTAGTGACTACACCAAGTTTGGTATGGATCAATTCCAAGCCGATCCTGGCTACGCTTTTAGGTTGTCTGAAGGAATGAAAGCGCTTGATCGCACTGCCGCTCAACGCGGTGGGTTGCTGTCTGGCGCTACCCTTAAAGGAGCGCAACGTTACGGTCAAGACCTTGCTTCGCAAGAGTATCAGAACGCTTTTAATCGTTACCAGACAGAGCGAGCAGCCCAACTTAACCCGCTTCAGTCATTGGCCGGGGTGGGTCAAACAGCAGCAGGTACGTTAACCAATGCTTATGGCGCGTATGGCGCGCAGACAGGGCAAAATTTGCAAGATATTGGTGCTGCTAGGGCTTCTGGGTATCTTGGTGGTCAGAACGCTTTGTCAAGCGCGCTTGGACAAGCTGGACAAATGTATCAGTATGGACAACGTACAAATGCGTTGGCTGATTTCTATGGCAGAACTCCAGCGCCAATTGAAAATAGGTAATTGACATGGCACTCCGACCTCTTGACCCGTCAATCGTCAACGCTTACCAAGCGCCTAAGTTCAATATGCCAGATCCTTTGCAGGATGCGGCAGCGCTTGAGCAGATCAAGTCTGGCCGCGTATCGCGGCAATTGCATGAACAACAGTTGGCGCAACTGCAACGAGATTCGACTGCGCTGGACAAGTTGCGCCAAAGCATAGCAGGAGCAGGCGGCCCGCCCGATCTTGAGACTGCGGCTTCAGAAATGATTAAATCTGGGGTTCAACATTATGTTGATCTTGGATACAAAATATTAGAAAAACAACAATTTCAAAAAAACTTTTTAGCCGCTATGGGCGGCGGCGAGCCTGCGCCCGCGCAACCTGCACCTGTGGCAACTACCGCGCCTATACAGGGACCGGTTATGTCGGTAGAAAATTTAAGCGGCGGCGGCACGGGCGTTAAAGTACGACCGTTGTTGCCAGAAGCAGCGCCCGCAGTTACAAATGCGCTTGCGCCATCTGGGTTGCCAACCAATTTTGGTGAAAATGTACTTGGGCAAATTGCAGAACTGGAGCGCAAACGTAATGGTTTGACAATGCTTGCGGCTCAGAATCCGGCCATTATGCCTATGGTTTCGGAACTGTCGCGCCAGATTGCCGAACTGCGTAAACCTCAAGTGTTTAGCCCCGGCCAAACAGTTTATGTTCCGGGTCAAGCACCGGTTACGCTGCCAGCCGCCGAACGCGCGCCGGTCGGTGTATCGCGCGGTGAAACTTTGTATGATTCAAAAGGCAAAGTAATCGCTCAAGGTTTAGCGCCGGAAGCGCCCGCCCCAGTAAAAATCATAGATGAAACAACGGGGAAAGTAAAATACGTTACGCCTTCGCAAGCGATAGGAAAAACCCCTGCGTCTGAATTTACGGGTCTTTCGCCTAAAGACCAGCAGAAACGCGAGGCTGACTATCCTGCTGCGACGTCTACAATAAAAAGTTTT